TCACAATGTAGACTACAGAGGCAGAGTTTATCCGCTTCCTTCTTTTGTTAACCCACAGAGTGATGACCTTGGTCGTAGCTTGTTGTTGTTTGCAAAGGGTGAGCAGATAGTAGACGAAGAAGACTTTGAGTGGATACTTATTGCAGGTGCTAATGCTTTTGGTGCGAAGGGTACATTTGAAGAGCGAGTAGAGTGGGCAAAGAGCCGTGAGTCTTGTATACTTGCCAGTGCTGACGACCCGATAGGTGAGCAGTGGTGGACAGAAGCAAGTGATCCGTGGAATATGTTGGCTTTCTGCTTTGAGTATAAGAAATGGAAGGACGAAGGCTACGGGTACACCAGTTACTTTCCCGTCCATCAAGATGCCAGTAATAACGGCATACAGCTGATGAGTATGTTGTTGAGAGATGAGGAGTCAGCCCGGCAAGTAAACCTGTGTGCTGATGCACCGCTCGGTGATATGTACCAACAGGTAGCGGACAATGTAACAGAGATTTTAAAGAAGGACAGGAGTAAGGATGCACTGGCAGCAGGTTGGTACAGGTTTGGAGTCAGCCGTAAGTTTGCAAAGCCCATCGTTATGGCTCGTCCATACGGTGCTAGGTGTTATAACAGTGTGGATGTACTGATGCCTGTGTACGAGGACATGGTAGAGAAAAGCTACCGACCCTTTGAAAAAGGAGAGAACCTTACAGCCATAGGCTACTTAGCTAAGTTGATAAACAAAGAGGTGGACAAGCTGTTACCTAAACACATGGCTTTGATGGGTTGGTTAAAAGATTTATACAAGGACGGAGCTTTGGAATGGACTACACCTTACGGCTACTCAGTAAAGAGTGTTATCTACAGGTATAAGAAGGTAGAGTTTATGACTGCTGTGAACGGACTGCTTGACAAGTGCTACATCAAGAAGGAAGAAGGAGTAGATAAGAAAAGAATCCGTCGTGCTTTCATAGCTAACTACATCCACAGCCTTGACGCATCAGTCGTACACAAGGTAGCAGATCAGATGGAGTTTGACATGGGCTTTGTACATGATAGCTTCTGTTCCCACGCACCAAATGTAAAAGCTATGAAGCGTCTACTGCTTAAAACTTACAACGAATATTTTTCACGTGACCTGCTTGACGAGTTGAGTAAGGAGGTTGCAATAACACAGGATACGGAAGTACACTCTCGGCCTCAGCTTGGCACTTATGATGTGTCGCAAATACACAGATGTTCTTACGTATTCCATTAATAAAAAACACATAATAACAATAAATAATACTATGAGTATACCATCGAGAAAGAAACACGACATCATTAAGTTAGGCGGAACAGCTAAGTACTGCCACTTGACTGAACCTAATAAAAGATTTGATAAAGAGTTTGGAGTATGGAGCTGTGACCTTGTTGTCGGCAGTGAGCAAGCAGAGGCATTAAAGAATGCTATCCGTCCGTTGTACGAGCAAGAGTTACAGAAAGTACAAGACGAAAACCCCGGTAAAGAAATCAAGCAAGCACAGAAACCATTTGAGGAACAAGCAGACGGTACAACTCTTGCTAAGATTAAACGCAAAGGCGGAGGACGCAGGGCAGACGGCACAACTTACACCTTATCTATTGCTTTGTACGACAGTGCAGGTAAGCCGTTACCAGAGGATGTGCAAGTATGGGGAGGAAGTAAGATGAATGTAGCTTTCCGTCCTAACTTTTGGTACTCTGCAGCTCTTGGGTTTGGTGTATCACTTGATCTGGAAGCAGTACAAGTCATTGAACTAGCCAATGGTGGAGTCAGTAATGTAGCAGCAGAAGCCTTTGGATTCACAGAAGAAGAAGGATTTGTAGCTAACGGTGGTGAAACCCTTGACGCAGTATTCAGTGCCGAAGATAACAAAGAAGAAGAACAAGCGACCGTCACGACAGCGGACTTCTAATAACGGTTTTCGTAGCGGGTTTGAAAGTAAACTCGCACATCAACTGGAGCGTGGTGGTATTCGATACAAGTATGAAACATTACAGATCGAGTATCAAAAGGTCAGCACTTATACTCCCGACTTCATATTACCTAACGGCATCATCATTGAAGCCAAAGGTTTATGGACGACGGAGGATAGGAAGAAGCACTTGTTAGTACGTGAACAGCATCCGCAGTTAGACATACGCCTCGTGTTTCAAAGTGCTACAAATAAGATACGCAAAGGATCGAATACTACCTACGCAGGTTGGTGCGAAAAGAAAGGAATAAAATATGCAAATAAACTTATACCAGAATCATGGCTTTTACAGCAACCCATCAGCCCTGTGATCGATGCGGGTCGTCTGACGGTGTCGGCATCAACGACGATGGGAGCACACACTGCTTCGTCTGTAACAGACATGAGAGAGGAGAAAACACACAACGAGTGACTATAGAAAAAACACACACAACTATTGATTTATTAAGAGGAAAACCACAAGCACTAGCACGAAGAAATCTAACGGAAGATACCTGCCGTAAGTGGGGGTATTGGGTAAGCGATGAGAACGGACAACCTGTTCAAGTAGCTAACTATAAAACACGAGACGGTAAGACCTGCGGACAGAAGATACGACGAGCCGACAAAAGCTTTGGCGTAAGAGGGGAGTTAATCAGCCTGTACGGTCAGCACCTGTGGAGAGACGGAGGTCGTCGAGTGGTGGTAACAGAGGGAGAGATAGATGCTCTGTCTGTTAGCCAAGCGTTAGGCAACAAGTGGCCTGTGGTATCTGTACCGAATGGTGCAGGTGCTGCAAAGGGACACATAGCTAGAGCGATTGATTGGTTAGAACGATACGAGCAGGTCGTCTTCTGCTTTGACATGGATGATCCGGGACGGAAGGGAGCAGCAGAATGTGCAGCACTTCTTACACCGGGCAAAGCAAAGATAGCGGAGCTTCCACTGAAAGACCCGAACGATATGTTGGTAGCAGGTAGGAGCAAGGACTTAGTTGATGCTTTGTATGACGCTAGAGAGTACAGACCTGACGGCATTGTAAACGGTAAAGACCTGTGGGATGTTATCGCAAACCGAGAGGAGCACCAAGCTGTACCCTATCCATATGTTAGTCTTAACACTTTAACCCACGGCATGAGGACAGGTGAACTTGTAACTGTCTGTGCGGGTAGTGGAATTGGGAAGTCCCTGTTCTGCCGTGAGGTTGCTCATCATCTGTTAGACCTAGGTGAGAAGGTAGGATACATAGCACTGGAGGAATCTGTTAGACGGACTGCTCTTGGTATCATGGGTATCCATCTTAACAAACCACTGCACCTAGAGGAAGAGGAAGTATCACAAGAAGCGTTGCGTCCTGCGTTTGAGGAGACAGTAGGGAACGGTAAGTTCTACACCTACGATCACTTCGGCAGTATGGAAAGCGACAATCTTCTGACCAAAATAAAGTACTTAATAAAAGGCTTTGATTGTAAGTGGATCTTCTTGGATCACCTCTCTATTGTTGTCAGTGGTATAGCAGGAGACGATGAACGACGGTTGATTGATAACACCATGACCAAGCTTAGGAGTCTTGTTGAAGAGACAGGGTGTGGTATGGTGTTGGTCAGTCACTTGAAGAGAGTAGACACAGGTCACGAAGAAGGAGGACGAGTCAGTCTGCACCATCTCCGAGGCAGTCAAGCAATCGCACAGCTAAGTGACATGGTCATAGGACTGGAGCGGAACCAACAAGCTGAGACTACATCTAATGAGACACGAGTAAGAGTGTTAAAGAATAGATTCAGCGGACAGACAGGACACTGCACTACTCTTAGTTACAACCACGACACAGGTAGATACAAGGAGGACAGCAATGTCTTTGAAGATAATAACAACACACAACCATTCTAAAAATGAAAACACTATTCTTTGATATAGAAACAAATGCGATAGAGGACTGGACTAACTTGTCTGACTTGAAGACTGTTCACTGCCTGTCTATCTACGACCCTACCATCCCTAAGATGATTACTTATCACGGTGCTGGTATAGAGAACGGACTAAGAGAGTTAGCTAAAGCAGACAAGATCGTCGGTCACAATGTGATAGGCTTTGATCTACCTGCCCTGTCTAAGCTGTACAACTTCCACCCCGCTTTAGTCAAGGTACTTGATACCATGGTCATGGCAAGGTGTATAGTACCTGATGTACGGAACGATGACTTCATGCGTAAGGACTTCGACAAAACTTTAGTCGGCAGTCACTCCTTAAAAGCGTGGGGTAAACGGATGCACAAGGTAACCAAGCTATCGTATGGTGAGGAGGACGGTGCGTTTGACAGCTACAACGAAGAGATGAGGAAGTACTGCGAGCGTGATGTCATCGTGACACAGCTGTTGTTTGACTACCTCCTATCGAAAGAACCGAGTGAGCATATGTTAGCCGTCGAACACTGGTTTGCTTTCCTGATGCACCGACAAGAGAAGCGTGGGTTTTCGTTTGATGTGGAGAAAGCAGAGAGGCTTGAGCTAAAACTTATAGGTCGTCGTGCTGATCTGCTTGATAAATTACAGAACGAGTTCCCTGCCAAGACAGAGGAGATGAAGACACCCAGCGGTTGGCAGGTAGAGATTGA